AAATCATCTCCTGCAAAACAATTAAAAATATATTTCTCTAGTGCATTTTTTGATTCTACTGATACTGGAGATGTAGTAACAGTAAATTCGTATAATAATTTTGATTATGCTGATGAAATTAGAGTTGTAGAAGCCTATAGAAACTCAGACATTATTGATATTAGACCTAGAGTTGCTGAATATACAGTAGATGTTGATGTGAGATCTCCGCTTGAATTCTTTGGAAGATCTTTTAACACATCTGGTCAGACTGCTGCAAATACTTTGGCATCTGATGAATCTATTATTCTGGACTATTCATACTATCAAGGAAGAATTGATAGAGTGTATTTGTCCAAGGATGGTAGATTCCAAATCATTTATGGAACTCCATCAGATGATCCACAAAGACCAGAACCAATTGATGATGCAATTGAACTTTGTACAGTAAGTTTACCACCATATCTCTATGCTCCATCAGATGCAAAACTTGCATTCTTGGATTATAAGAGATATCAAATGAAAGATATCAAGAAACTTGAGGATAGAATTAAGAGTCTTGAATACTACACTACATTATCACTTTTAGAAAAAGAAACTGCAAACTTCTTTGTTCCTGATGCAGAAGGACTGAATAGATTCAAGTCGGGATTCTTTGTAGATAATTTTAATGATTTCTCTGCACAAGAAGATAGAATCGATATTAATAATGCTATTGATAGAAAGTATAATGAATTAAGACCAAGACATTATACTAACGCCGTAGATATGATCTTTGGGCCAGTGGTTGACACTGATGCATCAGATGATGTCAACTTTGCTGCTATTGAAGGTAATAATGTAAGAAAGGAGAATGATGTTTTAACTCTTGATTATTCGGAAGTTGAATACATATCTCAAACTTTTGCAACTAGAACTGAAAGCGTTACTCCTTTCTTAATCAGTTTCTGGAATGGAACTCTTGAACTTACTCCAGCATCCGATAACTGGGTTGATACCGCAAGACTTCAAGCTAAAATTATTGATGTTGAAGGTGATTATGCATCTACATTTAATAGACTTGCAGATAATGGGACTATTGATCCACAAACAGGATTTGGTCCTATGGTTTGGGATTCTTGGGAAACCAACTGGACAGGTGTTGAAGTTGTGGATGCAACTAGAACAAGAGTTATTAATAATGGGCCTGATGTTATTCATCAAGGTGAAAGCTGGAGACCAGGAACAAGAACAGAAGTTAGAACGGTTACTGACCAGGTTATTGAAGAACAACTCAGAACAACCAGAGAGTTTGGAACTGTTTCTAGAAGTGGTGTTAGAACCATCGTAACAGAACAGTTTGATCAGGAGTCTGTTGGAGATAGAACTGTTAGCAGAGATCTTATTCCATTCATGAGATCTAGAAACGTTGAATTTGTTGCTAAGAAAGTCAAACCACTTACTAGACTTTATGCTTTCTTTGATGGTGTTGATATTTCTAAGTATTGCGTACCAAAACTGTTAGAAATTACTATGTTCTCTGGAACTTTCCAGGTTGGAGAAACAGTTAGTGGTACTAGTGGAGTAATTGCTGGACTTATTGATCAATTCCGTCCAGACGCACAACCAGCTATAAAATTTAGAGTTGCACAATCTAATCATAGAGAAGGTCCATATGATTCCCCAACTAAAACATATCCACAAAATCCATATTCCAATATTGATCTAGCATCGACATATTCTTCTACTGCCACGATTTTGAATGTTGATACGGCATCACTTTCGTCAGAAGTAAGAGGAGACTTCTTTGGATATACTGAAGCAGGAATGACTCTTGTAGGGGAAACAAGTGGAGCATTCGCACAAGTAACTAATGTAAGACTTGTTTCAGATCTTTCCTCGACCTTGATTGGAAGTTATTTTGTTCCAAACGGCAACAACATAAATCATCCAAGATTTGAGTGCGGAACTAAAACATTTACTCTTGTAAATGATATTGATAACAATCAGGATGATGCAACAACGATTGCTGAAGAATCATTCAGTGCGGAAGGAACTCTAGAAACGGTTCAAGAAAATATTGTCTCTGTTAGAAATGCAAGAGTTGAACTTAAAAATGAGTTCCAGAGCAGGAACGTTAATAGAGATCTTGGAACTGAAGTTGTAAGTTCTGAAGTTATTGGATCTAGAACCAGAACACAAACAATCATTTCTTACTATGACCCACTTGCACAGTCTTTCTTAGTTGAAGATGAGACTGGAGTATTTCTCACTAGTTGTGATGTATTCTTTAGATCTAAGGATGACATGGACATTCCAGTCGTCTTCCAACTTAGATCTATGAAGAATGGACTCCCAACTTCAAAAGTTCTTCCATTCTCAGAGATTGTTCTTGATCCTGGTGATGTTATTACCTCTGCAGATGGATCAATTGCAACAAATGTTCAATTTAAAGCTCCTGTTTATTTGGAAGGTGGAACTGAATATGCAATTTGTTTAGCATCTAACTCAACCAAATATAGTGTCTATATTTCTAGAATTGGTGAGAATGATCTCTTAACAGATACGTTCATTTCTAACCAACCCTATCTTGGATCTCTGTTTAAATCGCAAAATGCTTCTACATGGGAACCAAGTCAGTGGGAAGATCTTAAGTTTACTCTGTATAGAGCAGACTTTATTGAGAATGGATCTGTTGAATTCTACAGTCCTGAACTAACGGAAGGTAACAGACAGATTCCTAATCTTCTTCCTGATCCAATTAATCTCAATTCCAGACAAATTAGAGTTGGTCTTGGAACCACAGTGGCTGACTCTGGATATGAAATTGGCAATACCTTCTATCAACTGGGTACAAACGCCACAGGAGACCTTGTAGGCACCGCTGGGTCTGCTACAGGCAACCTTTCGATCACTAATGCTGGTCTTGGACTTACACCTGCTGATGGAAGTTTCACCTTTGCTGGTGTAAATCTTGTAACTATTACAGGCAACGGTAGAGGAGCAACGGCAGAGGTTAGTGTCAATAATGGATCTATTGTTGCAAGTGGAGCAACAATAACAACAGGTGGATCTGGATATCAAATCGGAGACGTTCTTGGTATTACCACTATCGGTATTGCATCGATGGGTAGAAACGTCAGGTTGACTGTTGCTGGAATTGGAATCACTAACGAAATTATTCTTAATAATGTTCAAGGCGAATTTGTTGTTGGTGCTGCTAAGACTCTTGGATACTTTACAAGTGCTGGTGCAGCTACAACGTTGAATAATGATCTTCCAGGAGCACCTGGAGGAGATGTTCAGATTTCCTCAATAAATGTTGATAATGATGGAATGCACTTTACCGTGGACCACAAAAACCATGGAATGTATTTCTCCGATAACCAGGTGAAGATTTCTGGCGTTCGTGGTGATGTTAAGCCAACTAAACTTACAGTTGAACTTCCTTTAGGATCTACAGATGGTGTTACTGTTTCTTCAGCATCCTCATTCACAACATTTGAAAATGTTGGAGTTGGAACAACCAACGTAGGTTATCTACAGATTGGCGATGAAATCATTACCTATACTCAAGTTGCCGGAAACACACTTAGTGGAACCATTACAAGAGGGGCAAATCCCAGAACGTATCCTGTCGGTACTCCAATTCACAAATATGAACTTGGTGGCGTTAACTTACAGAGAATTAATAGAACTCATGATTTGAGTGATGTTACGCAAACAGATCCATTTACGTTTGACTCTTATAAAGTCAAACTGGATATGAGCAGCACTACTGGGACTGACAGAAGCACTGATGTTGGATATCCTAAACTATACATGGGAGCTACAAGATCTGCTGGTGGATATGGTGTCAAGGCTACACAAAATATGCCTTTTGAAATTATCACTCCAAACGTTCAAAATCTCACTGTTTCTGGCACATCTATTTCTGCTGAAGTTAGAACTGTTTCAAGTAAGAGTTTCAGTGGAAATGAAATCCCTTACGTTGATAAGGGATTTGAAGACATTACCATCAATAAAAAGAATTACTTTGATTCTCCAAGAATGATTGCATCTAAGGTTAACGAAGATGCTAATCTCACAACGATTGAAGGTAATAAGTCTATGAACATGAGACTGTTCCTCACGTCAACTGATGCTCGTATTAGTCCTGTTATCGACTCTCAAAGAGTCAGTGCAATTCTGACATCAAACAGAGTTAATAATATTATCACTGATTATGCAACCGATTCTAGAGTTGATACAGTTGACGAAGATCCAACTGGATGTCAGTATATCTCTAAAGAGATTGTTTTGGAAAATCCAGCATCTTCCCTCAAGATTATTCTTGCAGGACATTTTACTGACGTGAATGATATTAGATCGTTCTACTGTGTCAGTAACAAACCAGGTCTTGAGCCCATCTTTACTCCGTTTCCTGGATACACTAATCTTAACTCTAGAGGTCAGATTATTGCTCCAGAAAATAGTAATGGTGAACCAGATGCATTTGTTCTCAAATCAAATACATATGGATATGACAGCAGAGATCTAGATTATAGAGAGTATACGTTCACTATTGATCAATTACCATCATTTAGAACGTATAGAGTGAAATTGAATCTGACTTCTACAAGTCAGTGCTTTGTCCCAAGAGTCAAAGAACTTAGAGTTATCGCCTTAGCATAATATGGATTTTTATGGATTAGAGGGTCATAAGGATCTCGCAAGAGATCCTGATACAAATGCAGTTGTTAATGTTAATACCTTAGAGTATCAACAGTATCTTTCAAGACGTAATGTAAAAACTGAAAAGAATTATAAGGTACAGAACATGGAGCAAGAACTTGCTAACATGAAGGGCGATATTGATGAAATTAAGTTTCTACTAAAGGAGTTATTACATGGACCCAAATGATATAGAACTTTCAAATCTATCAAAAAGTTTTGCTTATCAAAAACTTGCTGCTGAAATAGATAATTGTGAGGATCGTGACGAACTTAGAAATATTGCAAAATCTTTCATTAAACTATATTATAAACAACAAGAAACTATGGCAGTAATAGGTATTCCAAATGGCATCTAAAACAATTACCTTTGATAAAAGTTCTGGAGTTGCATACGGACTCAACTTGACGATGTATGGTGGATCTGATTTTGAGGTTACTTTGAATGTAAAAACTACATCAAGCGGTGCATTTGATTTAACTAATTACAGCGGGGCGGGAGCTATGTCTAAGAGTGTTGCCGTTGGAGCAACACTTGGAATAACTTCCGCATTTACTGTGGGATTTACAAGTGCATTTGATGGTGTAATGAAATTGTCTTTGGCTGCGGTTAATACTAGAGCAACTACAGAGGGTAGGTACGTTTACGATGTATTAGTAAAAGAGTCTGTTGGTGGAGGAGAAACCACATATCCTCTGGTTAGCGGCAACGTGATAGTAATTAATCCAGTATCGTCAGCACCCTAAATACACTTAGGAAACTTGTGAAATAAATGGCAAAACCAGCAAGTAGGACAGATCTAGTAAATTATTGCAAAAGGCAACTAGGGGCTCCTGTCCTAGAAATTAATATTGCTGATGAACAAGTAGATGATTTAGTGGATGATGCTCTGCAGATATTTCATGAACGTGATTATGATGGAGTAACGCAAGCATTTTTAAAATATAAAATAACTCAAGATGATATTGATAGAGGAAGAGCTAGAGGCGGAACCAATAATGCTGCTGGAATAACAACCACTACAAATACTTCTACAATTGATGGTGCTACTGTAACTTTTTCTTTTGAAGAAAATAGTAACTATCTTAAGGTTCCCCCTGAAGTTCTTGGCGTAAATAAAATATTTAAATTTGATGGATCAAACACTGTAACAAATAACATGTTTAGTGTTAAGTATCAGTTATTCCTCAACGATATCTATTATTGGGGATCGACTGAAATTTTGACTTATAATATGACAAAACGATATCTTGAGGATATTGATTTTGCTTTAAGTACTGAAAAGATGATTCGATTTAATCAAAGATCGGATAGACTTTATTTGGATATTGATTGGGGATCTGTAAACGTTGATGATTATATTATAATTGATTGCTATCGTTTGTTAGATCCAGATACTCATACAAGAGTTTGGAATGATTCATTCTTAAAACGATACTTAACTGCTTTGATGAAGAGGCAGTGGGGTCAAAATCTTATTAAATTCCAAGGAGTAAAACTACCAGGTGGAATCGAACTAAATGGTCGTCAAATTTATGACGATGCTGAAAAAGAATTACAAATAATAAGAGAGCAGATGTCAAATACTTATGAACTCCCCCCATACGATATGATAGGTTGATATCATGGTATTAAATCCTTTCTTTACACAAGGCACATCCTCTGAACAAAACCTTGTTCAGGATTTGATAAATGAGCAGCTCAGAACTTATGGTATAGATATCTTTTATCTACCCAGAAAATTTATGACAGAAAATACTGTCATAAGAGAAGTTGTGCAGTCAAAGTTTGATATGGCACTTCCTCTTGAGGCATACGTGGACAACTATGATCAGTATTCTGGTGCAGGAAATATTCTTTCAAAGTTTGGAATTGAGTCAAAAGATGAAGTAAGACTTATTATCTCAAGGGATAGGTTTGAAAACTATATTACCCCTTTGATTGAAGATCAGGCAAATGTAAAACTATCAACCAGACCAAAGAGTGGAGACCTTATTTGGTTCCCTCTTGACGATAGGATCTATGAGATCAAAGATATTGAATATGCAAAACCATATTATCAGTTACAAAATCTCTATGTTTATGAATTATATTGCGAACTCTTCCGCCTTGAGGATGAGGTTATTGCAACTGGTATTGATGATATTGATAACAACCTTATCGGTGAAGAATATGATGGTCTTACTGATGATGGTATCAACACCATTCAAGGTCCAACACAAACACTTACTCTAGTTGGTGCTGGCGTAACTGCGACCGCAACTGCTGCCATCTTTGATGGTGGTGTCAGATTCTTTACCGTTACAAACAGAGGTGGTGGATATAGTGTTGTTCCTACTGTTGGGGTCACATCAGCTCCAGCAGGAGGAACGACTGCTGTCGGTATTGCTACTATGATTGGTGGTATAAATGTATGCAATCAAAATACAAATGCAAAATTACAATCAGTCCAAGCAGTAAATGTAGTAAAATCTGGTGCTGGTTACACAGTTGCTCCTGGTGTGAGATTT